TGATCGGCAGACCCATCTCATAAAGGCCGGAGTCGATGCCAAGCCGCTCGGTGAGGTCTTCCTTCTCCTCGATGTCATAGTGCCACTCCGGCATTGGCGCATTGGGGCCATAGTTCCATAGCACAAGAGGACGCAGCAGTTGACGCGTAAGGACTGATTGCATCCCGCGGCAGAGTGAGAGCGAGCGCGTCTCCAGCGTGTCGGCATGGACTGCGCCCAGTGCCTGCGTTCCCTTTCCATCCTCGCCTCCGAAGCTGGTGAGCGTCTCGCCCAGAATCAGGCGCACAATATCGAGCTGTTGCGCTTTGAAGAAGTGCTCAAAGACATCGGGATTCAGGGCGCGCGCAATGGTGAGCAGCTCCTTGTCATATTCAAAGTTTCTGGGCACCGCAACGGCAACCTCTTCGCGCAAGGCGCGCGCAATCTCTGCGGCCTTTATAGCCTCCTCTTTATTGTCGGCGGAGTCATAACGCACCACTACGGTGCCGGGCCCCTTCTCCGCATACTGCGCCCACATGCGAAGCATGTTGCGTTTGAACCAGCTTGGCCAGAAGACCTCGCGAAGCATTGGACGTCCCATGCGAATGCGCGAGCGGCCGCGGTAGGTATAGATGAGGAACTTCTCTTCCGGGACCGGCACGCCGCTGCCGGCATAGGGGCTATCGAGGAACTGCATGGGGCCGATCTGCGGGGTGTATCGATTGCCGAAGAGAAAGAGTTCCTGCGGGCAATCGCGAATGTCTTCCAGTTGGGCCTGGCCCTCGCTCACATCGAAGATCATCTCCTGCACGCTGAAGCCATAGGCTGTGGCATCCAGCATGTTATCCAGCACCTGATCGAGGTTGGGAATGCGGTCGAGCTGCGCCTGCGTCCAGGTTGCGATCTCCACGGCCTGGGTATTGTTCTTGTCCGCCGGCTCAACGGTCCAGTTGCGCTCCAGCACTGATCCCTTCAAAGTGTGCAACGCATTGGCGATGTCGACGTCCTTTTCCTCCAGCTCGCGGTAATAGAGCATGGCCGAGCCATCGTCGCGAAGCATCGAGCTCCAGATGGTTGAGGGATCATGCGTGCCGCCAAAGGCAAGCGTATTGCGATAGAGTGCGAACTGGGTATTGAGAAGCGCGGTGTAGTTGACAATCTCGCCCTTGGGCGGCGTCGGTGGAACGGCGTTGATCTCGGTCGTCTTGTCTGCCATCACATATACCCCTGAGATTCTATGAAGGTTGATTTCACGCTCGTCTTGGTCATGCCCAGCTCGAAGCCGCCGGCGCCGGCATAGGTGGCCAGGGCAAAGGCCCAGAAGCGGTCGGCGTGGGCATAGCCCTTCTGCTTCTTGCCGCCAGCCACGCCGGTCTCGATGGAGATGCGCGGCGCATCGAAGGTGACGCCGCTGGCCGTCTGCACTCGCTTGATGGCCTGCAGCTCTGTGCGGATATCCGGATCTTCAGGAATGCGCTCGCGGCGGTCTTCCAGCGATTTCTTGATCTTGATGGCCAGATCGGTCTTCAGATTCACCACGGCCGATGCAGGCCCACGCCCAATGCTCTGGGTGCGCCGCTGCTTCTCTTCCTCGCGCAGGCGGCTCGATCCGGCGAAATTGACGCCCATAATATGGCCGGAGCAGCTCTCATTGAGCATATCGAAGAGGCCGATGCCCATTCCGGTGCTGTCCATCGCGGTAATGCGTGTCTTGGCCACCAGCGGCGCAAGCTGTCGCGCCTGCTCGGTCAGCGTCATATTGAAGAGCTTCAGCACCATGCGCGTCCAGAAGACATCGACGATGCGCTCCTTCATCCAGAAGATGGTTTGGTCCCCGCTGCGGCCCACATCCAGTCCGGCAAAGAGTGGTCCGCGCGCCACATAGTTCGGAGGCCAGTCGATGGTTGCATTGGGATCTTCGGCCTGGAGGATGAGGTCGCGAGTGAGCCATGCGCCTGCTCCGCGCAGGAAAACGCAATAGAACTCCTGGTTGACGATGTCCTCATCCTTGATGAGATCGCGCATCTCGCGCATGTCGATGGGGCAGCCGTCGGCGATCGCCATCTCGCAGTCGATCCAGTGGCGGCTCCAGCCTGCGCGCACCTGGAAGTTGTCTTCCGGCTCGCCGTCGACCAGGTCGAGCTCCTTGCATAGTTCATAGAATTTGCCCTGATCGCCGTTCGGCGTGGAAAGCACGCGGACCTTATGGCCGAGCGCGACCTGGCGCGTGATGGCTGCCCAGATGGCATAGCTGTCTTCGTGGTGGGCAAACTCATCCAGGATGGCATTGCCGGGATAGCCGCGCGCGGTGCGCGGATTGGCAGGCAGCGCGATAATGCGCGAGCCGTTGGGAAAGGTGATGCGCTGCTGGATGGCTTCGATCTTGCCGAACTCATCGAAGAAGTCCTCGTCCATCGTGAGCTCGGCAACACCGCCAAGCAGCTTCACAAACTTCTCGCAGGTCTCGATGAATTCGACTGACTGCGCCTTCGATGCCGAAAGCACCGACCACATATCGTTCGATTTTTCCAGGCAATCTTCCACTGCCTCCAGTCCAGTGGCGAAGCTGAAGCCGATGCGCGCGGATTTGACGGCGATCTTGAAGCGGTGATTGTCGCGCACCCAGCGCGTCTGATAGTTGCGCAGCGGAAAGATGGCCACGGTCGATCGGACGGATTGGAGTCGCTTGGCGATGTCAGGCCGCCTTTGCCGGCAGCCCGAAGACAGTCTCCACCAGGCGCTCCACATCCTCGCGCTTCAGGCCGCCCTTGCTACGCTTGCGCTCCAGGTCGCGGGCCGCGGCCTCCAGCTTCTGCCGCTGCTGCTTCTCGCGCTCCTCCAGCAGATGGATCTTGCGCTCCTCGGTCGCCACCTTGCGCTCCCGGATATCATTGGTGCGGGCACGCTGCATCACTTCGGCCAGGGAAATCAATCCTGCCGACGCAGCCAGGCGCCCATTTTCGCTGCTGTTCTCCGCCACCATATTCATGATGATGTCGCGCGCCGCATTCACAACGGCTTCATCGCTATTCACCAGCATCGACTTGGCAAACGATTCCGCAATGGTGCGGGCCTGCTCCGATTTCCTGAGCACATCGGCATAGACCTGGCGATAGCGCACATCGATCCACCGCTGAAGCCCAGAACGATTGAGCGTCTTTTTGGGAAAGAGCTTCAGCACCGAGGGTTCGAGTGTCTCCCAATCGATGAAGCCGCCACCCTTTACTTTCCATGCACCGTTATATTTCTCAGCTGACTGCGCAACGATCTCATCCAGCGTCTTGCCACGCATGTTCTTCAGCCAAAGGATGGCGTCCTGCGCTAATGCGGGCAGCCGGTCGATATGGAAGGGCTGGTTGATCTTCCGTTTTTGTCCTGTTCGAGGTCCGCCTTTGGCCATGGTTCAGACCTCCACAGCGGGATTGGATAGGATGCCATCGAAGATGTCCTGGCCGGCGGGCAGGATCTCGATCTGCAGAAGCTGCATCTTGCGCGCATAGATGCTCTTGATCTGGCGGAAGGCGACCCAGCCGCGCTGCTCCATCTCCTGCAGGATGGTGACCACATCGTTGATGTCGACCTCCCAGGCCAGGTCGCGCAGGGTCTTGGTCAAAAGCACGTCGTCCAGGCGCGAACGCTGCTGCCCGTGGCGGACCGAAAGAATGCGCAGAATCTCTCCGCGGAACTTACGCTTCTGGTCGATATGCCATTCGTTCATCATTGCTTACCGCTCTCCTCGGGCCGGTTGATTCTCAGCGCATCCTCGATGCGGTCAAATATCCTGCGGTGTTGTTTCAGCTCATCCAGCGTCTGTTCCACCTTGCTGTTCACCACGCCAATTAGGATCTGCATCTCCTGCTTGTCTCGATCGTCGCGATCGGCCGTGGATTGCAGGGCCGCGGCCTGCGCTTTGCCTGCCTCCGCAATCGACTTCATCTGCTCCGCCACGCGGTCCATGGCCGCCGTATTCAGCTCGCTCGACCGCGCTGCCATCTCCAGGGCGCGCGTCAGAAGCTTATTCAGCGCCCAGGCAATCACCAGGGCAAGCACATAGCCGGGGCCCCAGGCATTCAGAAGGCCATAGGCCCTGGCCGGTTCCGCGCGGACAAGCTGATAAGCAAGATAGAGGCCTGCGCCGCCGCCGAAGATGGAGCTGCCCATTAGAAGGATTTTGGAGAGTCCATCCTTGCGGCTCGGGAGGGTAGGCGGATTGGGCATGGGAACGGATGCCATCAGGGGGCCCCCGCTGATTCTGTCTTTGCAACTTTGACGGCATCCTGCACTGCGGCCTGCGCCAGGGTTTTGGCAGCTCCTGCCTTATCGCCGGAACGGTAGCTTGCCCCGGCGGCCGCAACAGCTTCCAGCGCTCCCAGGATGGCAACCTGGTGCCGGTTGGCCTTGGCGCTCCAGCCGCAGATCGAGATCCCCAGCCCAAGCACATACATGGCATCCACCGTGGTCAGTTTTCCCCAGGCCACGCCGGACACTCCGGCGACGATAATCAGGCAGCCGCCGATCATCGTCTTCTTGCCCATCAGCCACTCACGGACCTTGTCCAGCCAAGCCTTCATCACTTCCTCCAAACCGCCTCAATGGCCAAAATGCCATTCCCGGCAAAATTGGCATTGATAAACCACCATCCCGTCCCCCGTCCTCAGCGCCCGCTCTTTCTGTAAAAACTTCATCCCCGCGATCGCTGCCGCCTCCGTTGGGTAAGCCGTCTTGCCTGAGCAACTCCGTTCCATGGCATTGCCCTCTACCTTGCCCTTTGGACCGTAGTTGTGGGCCATGCCAAATCTGCCTCCATCGACCCCTTCCGGCGGGGAGGAGGGGGAACTCTTCCCCCTCCCATCCATGCGCTGCCCGCCGTATTGCGTTCGCGGTGGAATCTTGTCAGGCAGCCGTTGCCGGCGCCGGCGCGGCGGTTGTTGTAGCCGTCACCACCAAAGCCGGAAGCATCTGTACGTTCAGGATGCCAACTACGGCGGAGATCAGGCTCTGAATGTAGTCGTTGCTGGCATTGGTGACGCCTGCCTTGGTCAGAAGGTCGCTCACAGCCTGACCGACAAGGGTCAGTACCTCGGCCGACTTCTGAGCACCGGTTCCCGACTGCTTTCCTGCAGCGGCATATTTCTGTTCGACCTCGACCACCGCATTCTGGATCAGGGTCGTTGCATCGGCGAGCTCGGTCATCTCAGGAGCAGCCGCGGGAAACAAAAGCCCCACCAGCTTCTCCACAGGAACCATGTATTGAACTGCCCAGGCAAGTCCCTTCGCAAAGCACTTGCCAATCGCCTCCAGCGCTTTGATGAAACCTTTCATTGACATCGTTCTTCTCCTTTTTGCCGCGCTCGGTTGAGCCGAACGCGGGGAATTACACCTTGCCGAGCATGTCCATCACATGCTCCTTGATCTGCTCTTCGCTGGCCATCCGCGCAGCCATGCCATGCTTGGCCGTCACATCCAGGGTCAGCACTCCGGCGGCATAGCTGTAATCCAGGGCGATCTGCGAAGTGGCGAAGCTGCCATCCGTCTCGGTTGCCTCGGTGTGCTGCAGCACTTTGCTGCTGGTAAGGATGGCGGCGCGTGCCTTGGCAAACTGCTCCGGCGTCAATGAAATCTGAATCACCGTACATTCTCCTGTCTTTCACGCCGAAGGCGTCGAGAACGGCACGAAGTGCTCTGGATCATGCGGCCACCTCCTGGACCTTGGCATCGCCATCCGGCGGAACATCGTATTGCGTCAGGTTGTATTCGTGGATGGCTTCCGCGAGCATCCGCGCATAGTCCGGATTGGTACTATAGCCGGCGGTCTGCAAACACGCCGCAAAATCGATGGGATTGGCCGTGTGCGGCATGGCGAAGCGGTAGCGGCCGCCGGTGGCCAGCAGCCGGGCATGGGCCTCGAAGCTGGCGGCCTGGTCCGGGTATTTGACGAAGAGCGCATCCACCATCTCGCGCTCGCCATTCTCATATTCCGCCGTGGGAAACTCGCAGTAGGAGGAGGGCGCGGAGGCCTGGCGCGCCTTGATGCCGAAGAAGTTATTGGCGCTCAGCGCAAGCTTGCTGGTGCCCCAGCTGCTTTCGAAGATCCACTGCGCCAGGGTCACGCTGGCGGGAATGCCGTATTTGCGCTGTGCGGCCTGGGCGGCGGGAACGGCGGACTTCAGGGCTGCAAGTTGTTCGGTTGTGGCCATGCTCCATGCAGCTCCTGTTGCGGATGCGGCCCGGCAGGCGTCAGGCCGCAAACCGCGCTCTGGGATTGGCCGCAACCACAACCCCTCTCAGGGTGTGGATTGGGTTCCCTCGACCGTTCAGGTCTGGCTCAGAGCGTAGTGCGCGGGCAGGAAAAGTTCATCGCGGGATGCAACTGGGCGCGAAGATGCAACCGGGGAGGGGTTTCCCGGGGGTTTCCGGGGGGTCGTTACCGGGTAGATTCCAGGGATTGCCGGAACGCGCTAGGAGGCCCCAGGAGGCGTGCTATAGTCCGGGGATGCCTCTCTCTACCGTAAATCCGTCGGCAACGGATTCTACCTCGGTTTGCGCCACGGCTCCGGCCGCTAAAAGGAAATGTCCAGCCTGCCTCAAACCCATCTCGGGGCGTAAAAACAAAATTTACTGCGGTGATGGATGCCGGGACCGGTTTTGGCGCGCCGGTCATCACTGGGTCAAAAATCCGAAGCGAAAGATCAAACCGGGAAGTCTTCGGGAGAAAAGGAAGAGGGCGCGTCTGATCAAGATTTTCATCGGCGATGCCAGCATTCAGAGGCTGGAATCTCTCATCCAGCGATTCGGAGATGCAAGCCGGCTTTAGACGCCCTTAGTTGCATTCAGTGCGACGCGATTAGGCCGTAGAAGAAGCCTAGCACCAGGCCGATTGCCAGGAAGACAAGCCCGGCCAGTAGCACGCCGCGGAAGACGGCGCGTTGGAAAATAGGCTCAATCTGCATCAGGAAACATTTCCGCTCGACGCCCAACCATCCGGGCGCCTCTTCATTTTTTTCAGGCATATGGCCCCTCACTTGACATGATGCGGTTGTGGCGGCAGGCCGATCCAACAGACGAATCTCATTTTCTCTTTCGATCGAGTTGCCCGATCCACTTTACCACTCGACCGAAGATCGCCCATTTGTTTGAAACATCGATGTTCTGTATATGCGGCTCAAAATCAGGATTCCCCGCGACAAGGAAGAACCCCCCTCTGTTCTGGCCAAGTATCTTGATGGTCATATCACCCTGCTCGTCCGCCGCTGCAACAATTTGACCGACATTGTCTTTCGGAGGACGTCGCCGCGAATCGATCACAACGAGATAGCCCTCCATAATCCGCGGGGCCATCGAATTCCCTTTGACACGCGCCGCTATAAAACAACCCGTTTCTGCTGCCTCGGCCAGGGGTATCCCGATTCGTCCTTCATATTCCTCAATGTCCATAGAGAGCGGCTGCCCAGCCGCAATCGCCCCTGAGCGTATCGGGACAATCAACATATCGCCTTCAACATAGGAAGAAGTCTGTTTATATCCCTTGAGGCTTTGTTCCAGGGCCGGCGGATCAACCCCCGCAAGGCGCAGCCAATAATCGCGCTCATTTTCGGAAGATATCTCGGATATTTTGAGCATCGCGGATTGCGTAATTGCACGGCTTCCGGCTTCCCATTTGGCGAGGAGTGATTGGCTAACTCCGAGGGCTTTTGCGCATTCAGCCTGGCTTCGGTCCCCCCGAAGAACCCTTAGCCGCGCACCCAGTTTCGATGACGACGGGATATTTCGGATATTTGTCATAATCTTCTTGACAGCCTAAGTACATTTGTCATAGGCTTCCTTTCATGCCAGTCACCCCCGTTGACCGATTCAGTCAAAATACCACGCTTGGGGCTTTGCGTCACTCGCTTTATGCGGGATTGCAGGCACGGATTGCCCGGAAGCTGGGGGTGGATCGCTCGTTTGTCTGCCGGGTTATGTCGGGGGAAAAGCGATCGAAACGGGTTGCGTTGGCCTTGGAGCGAGAGTTTAGCCGCATCGAGAAGCAAATCGAACGATCAATGGAAAGGGCGGCATGAGCCATAAGGTCTCTGCCTTATATGGGAATGCGGTTTTTGAAGCCGAGTTCTGGACCATGAGGAGGGATCGTCTTTTCCAGGAGCTGAAAGAGCTTGCCGCCTTGGAAAGTGGGGCAGATCATCCCGCTCGACTAAAAAAAGGCCCAGCGGCTGATCGGCTCACCGATGAAGAACTTCGGCATTTTTTGCGTGGTGGCCGTTATTGCGGACTGATAAAGAAGATAGCCGCATCCCATGAAGTCCACTACTCTACCGTCTCGAAGGCCATTCATGGAGCACTTGATCGGGTGATGAGCCCGAACGCTCGGGTTCGTCGCCTTCACGAATCAATATTGACTTCTGTTCGTGCAGAAATGGCACGGGTCGATTCAGAACTAAAGATTGAACGCTCTTTAGATCCTCTCTCGCCACCGAAGCCAATAAATCGCGACTCGCGTCTTGCTGAGATTTCGGACTATCGGAGAGGCGGTAAATATTGGGGTATCGTCTCGCGAGTTCTGAAAAAGTCACCTTATTGTCGGCGAACGGTGAACATGGTGATTGCCGGAACGATGCGGTCTCCTTCGACCATTGCTTTCATCCTCGCGGAAATGTCATTGATGGACGCGGAGGCCTCCGCATGAGCGCATCCGCTGCCTTGATGTGTCAGCCCAAGATTGTTTCCATCGCCGCGCCCCCCGTCATCCGCATCGACCGCTGGATGAGCGCCGATGAGATTGCGGCGCGCACCCATGTCAGCCGTCGCAGCATAGTGCGCGCCTGCAAAAACATCCTCTCGCGGGAGAGCGCGCAGCCCGGTGGCAATAGCCGACCCGTTCGCCAATACCTGGTGGAAGCGTTGCCCGAAGTTCTCCGCGAGAAGCTGCACGAGCGCCCTGCTCCCATGCCGGAGGGTTTATCTCCACGCCCTCCGGCCCAGCTGGCTCCCTTGTTCCCCGCGCCACCGGCGCCGGAGGCAACGCGCATTGCACCGCCGAATGAACAGGCCGACTCCCAGGCTCGCGCCCGCTTTGAGGTCATTGAACCGCTACTGACCTTCGACCGCGAGAAATACCGCGCGTTGCGGCTTGCCGACGGACGCGCCATCACCACCTCCGATCTGCTGGCCGAATACATCTCGCAGACGCGCACCTTGGAAGGGAAGAGCCCAAGTCGCAGCACCCTGTGGCGCTGGGTGGCGCAATTCCGCAAAGGAGGCATGACGGCGCTGGCGCGCAAGACGCGCGCCGACCAGGGTCGCTCCCGCTTCTTCCTCCGTTACTCTGCTGCGGCCGTGTTAGTTGCCGCGGAGTACCACAAGCCCTTTGCCACCTACTGCCGCGCCTACGATGCCCTGATGCGCGATCGCGAGCTGCTGCAGATCCCCGAAGCCGAGATGCCGAGTTATGCCACGGTGCGCAACTTCCTGGATGCGCTGCCGCAGCCCATGAAGGTGCTTGCGCGCCAGGGGCAGGCGGCCTACAGCGCGCGCTGCGCTCCGCACCTTACCCGCGCCTACACCGATATCGCCGCCAACGAGATCTGGGTTGCCGACCACATGATCCACGACGTGGAGGTGCGCAACGATTGCATGATGGCCGCGGAGCGCGACGCGCCCATACGCCTTCAGTTCACCTGCATCATGGACATGCGTAGCCGCAAGATTGTGGGCTATTGCTGGACGGTGAATGGCGACTGGCGCTCGATTGCCACGGCGTTGCGCCGTGCCTGCGAGCGATACGGCCCCTGCAAGGTCTTCTACTGCGATAACGGCAAGGACTTCAAGAAGGCCGCTGCGGGCGCGCGCCGCATCGGACGTCCCACCGGTGAAGAGATCCAGGCGGCAACCGATGAGCTGATGCGCGGCGGCCCGGTCCAGCAGCTCGACATCGCCGTGCAGTACTGCATTCCCTACTCACCGCAATCCAAGCCCGTGGAGCGCGCCTTCGGCACGGTGCATGGCGCATTGTGCGCCATCATGCCACACTACACCACCGGAAACGCCTATACGCGGCCGGACCAGACCATCCTGGCCGGGGCGGAACATCGCAAGCTTCTGAAGATGGGCCTGGGCGCGGCATCCAGCCTGATGCCCGCCAGCTACTTCATCAAGCTGGCCGAGACCTGGATCGAGAAGAAATACAATGCCGGCCACCATCACCGTGGGCGCGGCATGAATGGGCGCACGCCGAATGAGGTCTTCGAGGAAGGCTATCCCAGGGACAAGCGCCGCACCGCCGATCCCGATGTGCTGGCCATGCTACTGCATGAACGGCGTCAATGCCTGGTGCGTCGTACGGCCATCACCATCGAGGGAACGCGTTATATGCCGGAGCAATCCTCCTCCGAGAGCTGGATCGCCATCCACAATGCCAACGATACGCAGATCACCGTGGCCTATGATCCGCTCGATCCGAATGTGGTGGTAGCGCTGGACGCGCGCGGATACCGCATGGCCACGCTGGTTGCCGAGCGGCTGATGGAGCAGCCTGGCCTGGAGAAAGGGTCGCGCGAGAACTCGGCGCAGATCGCCGAGATGATTGGCACGCGGCGGCGTTTGCTCTCCGCGACGGCCGGAACGGTGAAACAGATCCACCGCGCGGTCGCGCTCGCCGGACATAAGACCGACCTGGAACACCTCGCAGCGCTGGCCGGCACGGAATTTCCGGTAGACGAGCTTGTTTCGCAGAAGTCCATCCGCGCACAGGCCAAGCCCAGCGATGCGGCCATGGCTCCTGCATCCGCCTACGACATTGCCGCCGAGATCTTAGGAGACCTGGCATGACGCACAGCGACGAGCGCGAGCGCATCGCACTGCAGGCCTCAGCCGAGCACCGTCACATCTGCCAGGCTGCAGTGCAGGACTACATCGCGCGCACCGGCATGGATGCCCGCGGGTTCGCCGGGCGCATTGGATTCGGCTACTCCACGCTGCGTCTCTTTCTCACCGATAAATATCACAATATCAGCGCCAATGATGGCAACATTATCCGCGCTTGCGAAAGCTACATGGCCACGCATCCCATCCGGCCGTCGCTTGCGGTCAACGGCGAACTCTTTGAGACCGCCAACGTGCGCCTGATCCGCAGCACCTTTGCCAAGCTTCTGCAGCGGCCGCGCGCCTTCATGATCTATGCGCCGCCCGGATCGCAGAAGACCTTTGTCCTGCAGCATGAGGTCTACGCCTTGAACGAACGCGAGATTGCCAAGTCGGACGGCCGGGTGCGCGCCTACTTTGTCCGCTCGCGGCAGGACATCCGCCCACGCGACATGATGAAGCGGATCGCCGTGGCCTGCGGAGTCGACTCCAACGGCAACGTCGATCGCATCCTCACCAACATCCGGCTGGAACACGCGCACCGCCGCTGCCTGCTGGCCATCGATGAGGCGCAACAGTTGTCCATCCCATGCTTCGAGGTCATCCGCGAGCTGCTGGATTGCGAACCCTACTTCTCGCTCCTATTCAGCGGCAGCCATGACCTCTTCCTCAAGTTCGAGCACAGCTCGGCGACGCTGGAGCAATGGAACTCGCGCATTGCGCAGAAGGTGCGTCTGCCCGGATGCACGCCGGAAGAGGCGCTGGCCATTGTGGAGCGCGAGGCCGGAGCGATCCTGGCGCAATCGAAGAAAGGCCCGGAGCTGGCCCGCAAGCTCATCGCCCGCGCCACTGTCCCCGATATTTATGTTCCCGTGGCAAACGGCAAGCCAAAGGCCACGTACATCAACATCCGTACGCTTTGCAATGCGCTGGACGATCTCAAGACGCAATACGCGGCCAAATCGGCGCCAAAGGAGGACGCGGCATGATCTCTGCCCATCGAACGCATCGCCATTTCAACATTGAGAAGACCTTGCTGGTTACCGACAAGGAGCGCGACCGTCTGCGCGCGGCAATGCGCAACGGCAAGCTGATTGAGCTTCCTCGACGCCCTCGCTTCCGCGGCTGGGCCATCCGGCTCAACGACCGGATCGAGCATTGGATGGACACCGTGGACTGGAGGAAGTGGGACATCTGGGCTGGCAACGTCTGCGGATTCTTCCTCACCGGATTCATTCTTTATTTCCTGTTTATCGTTGCCGATGCCATGGTTCGCCGCATGGCCGAAAGGATGGCCCACTGATGCTGACAACATTCCTCGAATGGACCATGCTCACAACCGGACTCTCGGTTTTGCTGATGGTTGTCATCGTTCACGAGAGGAGTCTCCGCTAATGGAACGCACGGCCTTTTGCTCGGGATGCATGCGCGAGGAGCCGGTGGACGAACGCTGGCGCGCGCTATGGATCGACAGCGACGGCGATCTGCGCCTTACCAAGCTGGAGCGCGCCGGCGATATGGACTTCGAGCGACCGGACACGGTCTTTGCCTGCGGTCAGGGATCGGCGCTGGTGCTGGTGGAACGCTACCTGCATCACGCCAGCTTCTTTCACGATTCGGCCCGCGCCATCAAGTTGGGCATTATGGCACGCACGGCCATGTACGAAACGATCCACCAACAGATCAACAGCCTTTGAAGGAGAGCCATGAAGAACGCACTTGCAACGGAACCGCAGAAGGTACAAGGTAAACATCGATTCATGGCCGGGACCTGCATTGACTGTGGGCACCCGCTCGACCCCGTTTGCAATACAAACGTGGAAGCCCTTGCCCCGCATCCCGAAGTCAAGCCTCCGACACCGGATGAGATCGACCTGGAGATCGTCGCCTATGAAGTTGCCGTGGGCGCGGCATCCATCGCGGAGGTGGCCGTGAAGGCCGCGAAGGAGCGTCTCATCTTCCTGGCCGATAGCTTCGGCACCATACCCCCACACGCTGAGCTATCGAAACGGCTCTCCGGACGGCGCAATACATTGACTGTGACGCGTGGGTTCACCACTTCGGTGAATGAGCCTGCGATAGCCGACCTCAAGTTCTACCATGACGATCATCACCTCAATTTCTTCGATCGGCTCTTCGCGGTGCAGACGAAGCACCAGATGATCGAGGGCGCGCGCGACGTGCTCAAGACCATCAGCCTCCCGAAGCGTGTCAACGAGAAGGTGCTCTCGCTCTTTGGCCGCTGCATCGACATGAAGCCGATCGCTCCGAAGGTAAAGATCGAGGTCATCAAGCAGGAGAAGGCCGCGAAGCGCACGCGCACCGGAAAGGCGGCTGCGGCATGAAGAGCGTGAAGTCAATCATCACGGAATGCCGTGCCGAGCTTCGTCAGATTGGGAGCTATCTCGATTCGCTCAGTTCACTGGATGGGGCGCGCAACCCGAGAGACTCCCACGAAGAGGCCATCGGTGCACTCAACCATGCGGACCTGATCTCCGCCAATCTACGCGGCCTCATCATCCGCTATCGCCGGCAGCTTGAGCGCAAGGGAAAGGAGGCCTGAGAGGCACTCGAAACGGAGACCTGGATGATTTGCGATACATGCCGCGTCGGTTCGGAGAGATTCGATCGCGCCATCTTCAGCCTTGCCGAAATACTCCGTGAACTTCGCGCTCAAGGATGGTCGCGTAGACGGGGCGGTCGGCTTCATGATGCTGGCGATGTCTGTCCGAACTGCAACACTAAACGCGAAGGAAAGAAGGCCACGCAATGACACGCTTCCAAAGGTCCATTCTCTTATTCATCCAGGCACTTGGCATCATGGTGCTCTTCCTGATGTGCCTTCGGCTTCATGCCCAGCAGACGGCGAGCTATCGCCATCATGGCCCGGCGGTACTGAACGACCTGAAGGCGACGCCGGGTGCAGTGGGAACGATGACCATGGAGCAGCTCTGCGCGGCCGGCTTCCATACCGGCACGGTGCGCAACGTGACGGAGAGTATGAAGCAAAAGGTCTGCGCGGAATATGGCATCGCGCGCGCCGACTGCACTGGCGAGAAATATGAGATCGATCACCTGATCTCGCTGGAGCTTGATGGCACCAACGATATTGCCAACCTCTGGCCCCAGCCCTATGCGCCCAAGCCTGGCGCCAAGGAGAAGGACCTGGTGGAGAACTGGCTTCGCCGACAGGTCTGTTCCGGCAAGATGCTGCTGGCCACGGCACAGAAGCAGATCGCCGCGGACTGGTACGCAGTCTATCTAACGGTCTCGGAGGCGAAATGATCCACGTTGCGGCCGTCACCGATGAAGCGCTGAAACGGCTTGTCGATGGACACAGAGACCGTGCCGGCGAAGCTGCGCGCACAATTACTCCGCGCAAAGGGCAATTGCCGGAGGAAGCGGTGGCTCATTACCGTGCAACACAGAACACACTTGCAAACATTTATCAGGAACTTCTGGACCGCCGGCGAGCGGACACGGAACGAACCAACAAGGAACTTGCGTTCGTACTTTCAGTACCACGCTAAACCACAGCGGCACTAACTGAATCGAGGTAAATCATGGCAGCGCGACATTGCAAATGCGGATGCGGAACCGAGATCAAGAAC